AAAACATTCCACGAAAACGCATCTTCAATCTGACGTTTGGCATCATTAACAAACTTGCCAATCAGGCTTGAATAAGTTGTTTCGGAAACAGTTGAGACTGATGTTTCACGCAACCGAATCAATACATCGTTAACCAGCTCTAAATAAGTCATCTGCTTCAGCCTTTGCTTTGTTCCTGTCGGATATAGCTTTAGCTTTTGCCTTTGCGTCAGCTTTTGAGGATGCGCCCCATGCTTTCAGCGAAAGAAGCAGTCTTGTTGGTTCACCTTTCTTGTCGTACTCAGGGCCAGAATTGTTGCCCATACGAGCCAAGAAACTTGCTCTTCTACCAGAATCACCTGATTTTAACGGAGATTTTAAGTCTAGACCTTCAGTTTTTTTATAAAACTCTCGACCAGCTTTATTAAGACCGCCTTTAGGATTTTGGTATTTTTTTAAGACCATTTCGATCTCTCCTTTAAGTTTACACCAGAACTTAGTGGAGTCGCAATAGCAAAGTCAAAATCTAACCCAGTTCTAATTCGCCTCATTAAAGTGCTTGGTTTAAGATTGACCATTTTTGCAATCTCACTCATTGATCTGTACGACCCATCATAAAAATACTTACTATTATTAGGGTCAAGTTTTTCATGCTCAAAAGGACTTCCATAAAGTTTATTTGCTTTCCAAAGTCTTTTGTATGGGATATTTAGCTTTCTTGATATTTCAGAAATAGTTAAATTTTCTCCATTTAATAAATATCTTTTTGTATTGCGTCTATTGTTTGCTTGTTCTAAATTAGTAGCCCATTTAACATTTTCTGGGCAATATCCTTTATTTACATCTATTCTATCTAATGAGTATTCTTTAGACGGTTTTAATCCAACATCTTTAATGAATTTATAAAAACCAGATTCACTATGCCATTGTTGACAAACATCTATACCCCGACCCCCATAATTTTTATAATCAGGTGATTTTGTTGCATAACAACGATAAAAAAGATGTTTCCAAGTGCCGTATGAAAGAATTAATTTTTCAACAGTTTCTTCGTCTAGGCACTCTTTAATCTTCATCTACTTCACCTTTTTAACCTTCTTTGCAGTCTTTGCCGCCAGTTTGAAATCAGCGGCAGTAGGTGCGGCCTTGGACCCCACCTTGTTCATCTTCTCGCCAGAACCAGCCTTAATCCTAGCTTGTTTGGCATTAATGTTGGCATAAAGTCCAGGCTTCATTTCATCTTCTTCTTAGGTTTAGTCATACCAGCTTCAGACAAGGCAATGGCAACTGCTTGGCGAGGGTTTTTCACAACTTTTCCACCCTTGCCTGAATGCAAAGTACCTTCCTTATATTCACGCATTACCTTACCAACCTTTTTTTGGGCTTTGGTTTTCATACCAATTCCGTCACAGAAACAGTTGAAGTGGTAATTGCCGCATCCTTGATGAACGCAATCTTTTCTGCCGGACTTACTCGCACAATTTCAACGCAATTGTTTGGAATCATGGCTGATGTTGTAATGCTTGCAGTTGGATTAGTGCCAATAGCATAGTGGGCATGACCCTGACTACAAGCAATGCGAATCATAGTAGTGGTAGCACCAAAAGCAGTCATTTGAACGCTACTGCTGGTTACTGTTGCCACTTGTGTTGTGCCATTGCTGGCTACTCCATAAGCGACTTGGTTGGGGTCAAGTTGGAATGTAGACATTATTTACCTCTTGAAGACTTCTTCATCATGTTGGTAGCAGTGCGACCACCACGCATAGGCAAGCCTTTTGGTTTACCAATCGCAACCATAATGGTCACAGGAACACCCTTTTTCTTGCCGTACTCTTTGGCTTCTTTCTCGCCTTTTTCAGAGTAGGGAAACTTCTTTTTTCCAACCATAGGCATAGCGTTCTCCTTTATTTCCAGACACGATCAGCAACAAAGGTAATTACACCGCCCATGAATGAAGCGATAGTCATACCCATCCAAAATCCACCTTTGCCTTTATTGGCAAGTTCCAACAAAGCCTTCACATCTTTGCTTAAAGAGTGAACTTCTGTCTGGAGAGCCTCAACTTGAGCCTCCAGCCTTCCAAAATCTCTAGCGTCTATATCAGACATTTGCAACTTTCCTTGGGCGACCCATGCGCCGTACAACTGGCGGCGTGAAAGCAGTATCTGTTCTCACGGCATTGGCATCATACGCATCAGGTTCCTTTTCTTGCTCGTCAATACGAACATAACCTTGATGACCCTTCATTGAGTCAATGTCATGTTGCAAGGTAAAACTAACTGTGTTACCAGACTGAAGACAGCGAAAAGTTGCCATTGATTAACTCCAAAACAAGAAAGGGGGGCGAACCCCCCAATCCTTACACCATGCGAGCAATTACTAACTTGATCGTGGTAGCGGCAATATCAACTGCCGCACCAGTAGTGTTAGTACTAGCAATGGTCACAGTGTTAGCAGCAGAGACATAAGCGCGGCGAACCAAACCGCCCTCACTTACACCAGCAGACAAACCAATCACCATGTCGCCAAGGGCAACGCCAGGAACAGCCACAGCGTCAGTACCAGTAGCTTGATCTGCAACAGATGCAGAATTCAAAGTGCAGGTAACAGTCCATGTGTCACTGAACAAGCCCCGAAAAGAGTCGTTATTTCTATCAATAACAACAGCGGTAGCATCAGCCATTTTGATTTCTCCTAATAGGTTAAAAAAGTCCCCCCACCACTAGGGCAGGGGGCGCAACTGCAATTAGGAAGGAACAACCAAGGCAAACATGGATGCAGCATTCGGGTCAGTTGCAGTGGTAGAAGTGCGGAGAGCCTTCACACCATACAACGTGTCCGAAGTGAACAGCGTACCCAAGTACTCTTGTTTGTACTGAGTTTGTGAACGGATGCCCACTTGCTCAACCAAAACCATAGAGTCTTTGTGACCCATCAAGCAAACGCGGGCGATTGCAGTACCAGATGCGGGGAAAGTCGCGGTGGCAGATGCAGAGTCAGCGTTGCTGGAAGTGAACACAGGGATGCCGTACAGGTTACCGATTTCACCATTGCGGATGGTGTTGCCATCACCAACAAAGGCTTGCTCAGTGTAACGAGCCAAACCCATCAGCGTGTTACGGCTAGACGGGGGGATGATGAAGAAGCGACCATCCATGGGAGTGTCGTTGTCATCCAAACGCTGAATGGTGCGGCGAATAGCAGCGTCAGTCAGAGCAGTGGCGTTACCAGTGTTGGTGTTAGCCGTGTAGTCGAAGGCAGTCGTGCCATCACCACCGATGAAGCCACCAGCATAACGAGCGTTGTCAGCAGTACCGCCGTTGGCAGAACGACCCAACTGGATCAAGTCGGTATCGACTTGTTTAGCCAGGGCATAACCAGCATCATTGGTATAAAACTGACGCAAGCTGTTCAGGGCTTGAGCCTCAACAATGTCTTCAATCAAGCGGCTATATTCATAGTGCTTGTTGATCGACACTTGAACTTCAGTCTCAGTAGATGCAATCAGCGTCACTGCGGTAGAAGCGGCCTTGGCAGAAGCAGAACCACGATAAGGTGCAGGAATGTGAACAGTGTCACCTTTCTTGCCCTTGAAGTTCATCTTCATAACCAAATTTGCCAGCACCAAGTTTTTCTTGTATGCGGCAACAATTTCATCACTCCAAATTTCAGGAATGAATGTAGCGGCGGTAGTCGTGGTTACCGCAGGGGTAGGAAATGCCATGATGTTTCTCCTTAGAAACGAAAGTTAAGTTACTTGACCCGACCTTCAGAATACGCAGCAAGAATTTCATCATTCAGTGCCTCGTATCGAGCCGGATCGGTCATCTTCAGCCGAATAAGGTCAGCCCGTCTGTATACCCTCTTTGAACTCTCACCAGTTCCACCAACATCCACTTGTGCGGCCTTCATGTTCTGCTTCCTGGCGGTTTCACCCGCTTGTTCAGTCTGCTTTGACTTGACACCACGCAACTGCTTATAAGTAGACAGCAACTCATTCGCACTATCGTAATCGAACTCACCATCAGCTTTTGCATACAGACCAAGGCGAATAGGCGAGGATTTCACCCAATTCACAAAGTCCTGATCTTGAGCAATCTGAGTGTAGTCAGGATGCTCTTGCACTAACTTCTGCTGAATCTGCATCCTCTTGAACTCAACACCTGCTTGACGGGCGGCGAGAACATCAGGATGGTTATCAATAGTCTTTTGAACTGCCTTCTGTGGATTCTCAAAGAAATCTACTTCTGGCTCTTCCTCTTTAATAGTCTGTTGCTTTGAACTGAGGTTCTGCTTTATGAG